TGAATGAGTAGGCAATGGTGGCGAAGTCAGCATTCAGGAGTTCGAAACCTGCGTACAGGCTCCAAATCATCATGATGAAACGGCTGAAATCGTCATTGTTGTTGAGCAGCACTTGGGCGTTGTTACCGCCGATGCCGACACCAACAGACTGCGGACCGAAGAACATACCGATAGCAGATTCGTACGAAGACGAAGTACCGCCGATGGTCGCAGTTTGGCTCTGCGAAGGCATGTTGGTCGATTCGAAGAAGCGAACACCTTCGAACACGAAACCGGTCGGCATGATCGGCTCACCGGCCACAAAGGTGGCTTGGCCGAAGCCCTGACCCATGTAGATGGCAGCGTTGGGCTGCATCGAGGACATCAGGGGGTTGATCTGACCATTGCCGGGATAACGAGCAACTTCACGGAAGTCGCTGTTCTGGCGCAGGTGCATCAGGAAGGTAGGATCGCAAACGCAGCGATAGAAACCATCCTGGTAGGTAGGAACGTTACGCTTACGCAGGCTCTTCACCACGCGCAGCAGGTCGTCCTTAACGTCGAACTTAGCTTGCTCGGCGTTGCTGTAGGTCAGAGCACCAACAGCAAGGTCGCCAGGGTAGTAGTAACCACCTTGGGAGTCAGAAGCCTGACCCTTAGAAACAGCTTTCAGGAGTTCATTGATGAACACCCGGTCACGCCAACGACGATAGTCGTCGAGCAGAGTCAGCGAACCAATCGACTGGTGGAAGGCAGTCAGGTTGCCGGTATCCAGCAGAAGACGCTGCGCGGTGATCAGAGTCTCGCGAGCAATCTTGAAGGTGCTGGGCTGAGTGGGATCAGTCGGGTCTGCAGGACCGGTGTACTCGCGAAGGGTCACGAGCACTTTGTCCTTCACAATGTTGCGGCTGTTGGCAGTACCAATGGTCTGCTCAGCAGTACGCTCACGGGATTCCTTGCTGCCGGGGTTACCCCAGAAGCGATAACGATCAAGCTGGACGGTCTGGCCGGGTTGTTTGCTACCTGTAATGCTTTAATAAGCACCGAGAGGCTCTTTATCCTCACGTAACATCAACTTAAGGGCGTTGATGAGTAGACTATATCATCACCCACAGCGGGGTTTTCCCCTGTTTGGGTGCTCCGCACTCGTGTCACCTTATCGGCTTCTACAACAAAATTGTTGCGTTCAGCCTCGCTCCATTTTGACTTTCCTCGGTTAGTTCGAGTGTCATAACGAAGGTCAAATTTGTATTGCATAGCTTTACACCCGTAAGGCTTAAGTGCTTCTACAAAATGCCTAGCGTTTGTCCCATTAGCGCGAAGATTCCATAAATTTGGACTCTTTTTAGCAGAGGGCACGCGAGGAGTTAAAGAAGCTCCTGTAAGACTTTCTATCCAATCTGATACCGTTAAAGCAGTATCATAAGGGACGTATAAAGCCAGCTCTACAATGCGTTCCCTAATATAGGGTTCTCCTGTCTGCGTGGATTCACCACGCTTTCTCAGGTGTAGGCTTCCGTCGTCCATGTAGAGAACGGCGAGTCCTTCTAAACCGATATCCCTGAGGAAAGTAGCTGTAAAAACTTTTTTCCCCTGAGGATACAGTTCCCTATAAATAGGTAGTAACAGCTCGTTCTGATTGGACCACCATTGACAGGAAGGAAAAGTTCCGGTCTGGCAATCAGACTCGCGATCCTTTATGGGTTGTTTAATACCCAGAATTCGGTTTAAGCGCCCCACTTTCCAGCGAAGGAACTCAAACTGTTTTCTTGAGTGAGCGATGTGGAGACTAGGGTAAGTAGTCACCTGCCGTAAATGGCCATCACCCAAACAAACTCCTTTTAAAAAGGAGCGATCGCTACGAGAGAGCATTTGAGCAGTGTTAGTCGTTGAACCTTCCAACCATTTCTGATTGGCTTGGCTGCTGATTGGCCTCCCTTTCGGGTCCGGCGTTCCAGCAATTCACGGAGTTTAACCTAAAGGCTTTCACCTAAAGGGACTCTAGACTTATGAGTCCAAGTCGTGCACCACAACCGGCTCTGCAGCCATCTCTACAACGTACGCGGGATGCGGACGGTAGAGCTCTGCACCGAGCAGCTTCGGAAAATCATTGTCGACGAACAAAGCGCCAACCTCCGAAGAACTACATACGTAGTTTACCTATAAAAACTACGATAGAAGCTAGAGGTTGTCGCATTTATAGCGTTAAATAGATTTTTGGTTGCTTGAGTTGACAGTAGGACTAAAGACCCTAACCATACTCCGTACTCCTTCAGGAGCTTGGTAGTAAACGCTGCCATAGTTATAAGCGTATCGAGTCGATTTCCCCCGGTAAACAAAACGTAATGCTGTAGACATCAGGCCGGGAGTTTCGCTACGAACGGTCTCGGTAAATGTCTGACAGTAGACAGGAGGTTGGTACCTCCACTGGGATCGATCCGCTGTCCCCTGAGAACCGAGAACATTAATTAATAAGCTCCCTTCGTAACTTCTATGAGTTACCCCTCCTCCAGTTCTTCCTTCCGCAGAAGTATTACTTGCTGGTGTGTCGTAAGGCGTGTACGCCTGGTTTGAAGGAGCGATGCCGTTGTAGTACCTATAAGTACCGGCATTACGTATGCCAAACTCAGGCCCCGTGGAAGTAACGACCTTTGCGTTAGCAATTGTGGTTGTATATAAACTTCTATATCCGGTGTATGCGCTTAAAGAACCGCTAGGGAGATAGTCGTTGTTTTCGTAGTCAACCCAATATCCTGATACGGCTTGGGGTACCTGTCTCCACGCGGTTGTCGTGTACAACCCGCTGTTAGGGGGGCCAGGAGTGATAATGCCGTAATCGGCACCGGTATCCTGTATCCCTGAACTTACAACAATATAAGTAGGGTGAACAGGACCACTTTGAATGCGGTGATATCCATCATCATATTTATAATTACTTAGAGGCGCGTAAACCACGAGGGCACCTTAATAGATACCCTCAGTATAAGTTTTATTAAAAATCAGCTCGCTTCTACAGTCCCAGAGGGCTCAACCTTGGCGTTTAGGGTCTGCATATCGTTGCTAATACTCGTCATGTCCTGAACGTAAGCGGCTTTAAGTTCTTCGAGCTCTTTCTTAAGACGTTCGATCTCTGCGTTATTAGACCCAGAGCCACCGCCGTTAGAAGCGTATCGACGACCGAGAGAATTAGGCATGATGAGGACTGATTAAGTTGATGTTGTCAGTTTACTTGCTCTTTGAAAATTTTTGAGCCTTAGCCTTAGCTCGGTGGATACGCTCAGGGAGATCGCCTTTGGTTTTTTCTTCGTACTCCTTTACTTTGCCTTTTGAGATCTCGCCACGCTCAGCCATCGCATAAAACTTACGTCGTTGAGCTTCGGATTTGAAAGGCACTAGATTAACTTCAACCCTTCTTGAATATTAACAAGTCCACTCCCAGAAAAATGCCCAAAGGAACTTAAATCAATTTTAGGGGAAGCTATCGAGCGCCATAATTTATACATATTTTCAAAACGTATATCGTCTATAAAAAGCCAACGGGTTTTATTTGGTAACTCTTTAGCACTTAGATAACCCAGAAGCGTTTCTTCAAACGGACCATCCTTAGGTCCGTCCAACATAATAAAATCCGCGCACTCAAACAAATTAAGATACTTTGTAAAGATAGAAAAATCAGAGAGATCCTCAAGTAACTGTGTTAAACGCTTTGACTCAAAATCGTCCTCAGTTAAGACCGTCCAATCAAACTCCTGCCATCCTGTGATGTCAAAAGTGTAAACACAAGAATTTTCTGAACTGTTGTCCACCATCACTCGGGACGAGCAGCCTCTGTACGTCCCGATATCAAGCATAATCTCGGGATTGATAGTCGAGATTAAACCAGATAAGAGTCGGTAGTGATCTCCCGGAAAAGCGTTAGCAAACTCAAAATCCGGGTGTATCTCGTTAAAAGCCGCATACTTCAAGGCGTCGATAACCGTGGAGTAGTCGGAAAAAGCCTGTGCTGCCGGATCGTCGTCTACCGAACAGAAAAAACCAGAAATAATGTGACGCGCATTCATAAAGAAAAACTCCGCCCGTTATGAGCGGAGTCCCCATCACCTACTACTAAAGGATACCTCAGCTTGCATCCATAAACAGGAGCTTGCTGCGGAAAGCTTCAGGATTCATCTGAGACAGGTAGCGCCAAGCTTGCTCGGGACTACGGTTCATGGTCTCAGAGAAACCCTCCCACTGAAGCTCAGTGTTCGTGGGGGCATTCTGAATAGCGCCAGCAGGTACAGCAGGCATTTGATCGTAACGAGGCTCGTAGCCGTAACCGTTATCCTCCGGGTAGGAAGAAGCGGCTTGATCGTACACGGTTTCCACGGGGTAGACCTCAGTGAAGAAACGGTCCGTGTAATCAGCCAGTTGCTCGGGATCCGTCAGAATATGCTCCATCACAGCGGCACGATTCGCAACGGAATCGAGAGTTTGCTGCTGAGACATCAGAGCATCCTCAAGAGTAACTGCGTACTGATTGAGGATGCCAGGAGCTTCCAGGCCGAAGTGATTAACGACGGCGGCTGTTTCGGCGCTTAGTTCCGGTGCTTCCGTAGAAGTCGGATAAGAAGTTTGGGTCGTAGACCCGTTGCTGTACGAGGTCGGCTGAGCCTGGGGTGCCTGGTAAAGATACGGTTGGGCCTGTGAACTCTGACTGTACAGTTGAGTATCCGGTACCGACGTTTGGTACTGCGGATACGATGCTGTCTGGCTGGGGGACGGGGAGAGCCGGGAGACTACCCGCTCCAGGCTGCCCATAGCCGCCTCCCACGGATTCGACGGGGAGGATGCCGACTGAAACTGGTTGTACTGGCTGTTGGTAGAAGGGACCGTAGCCTGTGTTACCTGCGACGGCGCTTGGGGCATAGTTGCCGAAGGCGCCCCCTGGGTAGTTGCTACCCATTGCGGGTAGGTTGTTGAACCCGAATCCGCCGAGGGCGCCGCCTGCGGGGCCGCTACCGCCGGGGATACCGGGCTCGGGATCGAAGCTGGGATCTGCTGGCTCATAGCTGCCCGAGTAAGTCAGTTCTTGCGCGAGGTGATCAAACGTCCTGTATAACAGGGGCGTGATGTTTAGCCGAGGATCAGCCGCAAGCGGTTGATTCGGCATGAGAGGATGTGGCACTTGCAACATCTGATTAAATAATAATAGAAATTGTTGAAATGCGCCCTGAGTTTGTTGGATCATTCTGAACGGAAAACCTTTGAGCATTTCCGCTCGTTCAGAATCTGTCTTATCAGGGAACAGGTATTTGAGCGCCTCAACGCTGTCCACACCTAGTTCTTGAAGGTTCCTGACGACGATCGACTTTTGGTTGATGTCGTAAGCGGTATCCTCATAAACATCCCCTTGGAAGCGATAAGAAACATCGCGATCTCCATCAGGAGGTAGACCGTAGACACCCGAAGGAACCTTGTTCTCAGTTAGTGCTTTATTAATAGCTGCATCAATGTCAGATTCATACTTAGCTACTCGCTTCTGATATCGAGTAAGGGCTTCCTCTGTTTGCTCCTTAGGGGGATTAGGGGCAGTCATGCCCGTGACAGCGATAAAGCTCTCGCGGAAGACTTGTTCTTGGTGATAAATAATCATCTCCAAGAGTCGGCAGAAACCATACGTAAGGAAACTCTTGTTCTTACGTAAAGCCGTGGCCTGAGCACGACCCATCAAGCCTTTAATCTCAGTAGCTGTAGCGCCAGCCGAGATAGAAATTTCGTCAACACCCCCTAAAGCAGTTCGAATCTCTTCACGCAGTAACAAAGCGTAACGATTCATGTCCCCGTTCACCGGGTCGGGCGTCATATAGCCCACACGGTCCGAGGGTTCGATATTGGCGATAACGCGTGGTACGCGTAAACCACCAATCATTGCCGAGGAACCGAAAGGCTCCGAAACCCGAGTCGAAGGAGTATCGCGTCCGGCGAATCCGCTTTGACTGCTGATTGTCGGACGGAAAGTACGATCCGCGTCCGAAGCTTCGACCAGATCGCTACGAGGACGCGAACTAATCAGAGTGGGGTTACCAAAAAATTCAATGTTCTTAGCGATGTTCTTAACGAGGCTGTCGTGGAGAACGATTTGCTCCATAAAGGAGTCAAACTCTCCCTCACCCTCTGTCCCACTGGAATTGGGTTTGTTGAGAACCTCAACAGCCGGAATAAAACCTAGATCGTTAGGCCGACTATTTTGAGGAGTTAGAACCTGCCCAGGATCGAGCTCAAAACTGAGTTCACTATTAGATTCGAACTCTTTAATAAGATCCGCAGTTATAGAGATACGAACATAACGTTTGTTTTGCCCGTAGGTCTCAGCAGGCAAACCTAAAGTCGAATTTCGAACCTTATAGCTGTAGAGAATTACGACTTCTTCGATATCTCCGTTTACATCGTGATAAACACGGTACTGGCTCTTAGGAAAGAAATAAATTTGGTACTTTAACTTCGGGTCTGGTCGAAAATAGAAGAGCCCACACCCGTCGATTAAGAAATTACGAATAATCGAGGGAAAACGAATATCTAACTTATTTAAAGAAATTAAATTATCTAAAAACTTGGTACGACCCTGAAAAGTATCTTGCTCACAGTAGAAAAATAAACCTTTCTTAATCATCAACAGCGTCATTTGCTGCAGATGACTTAAAACCACCATCGTGGCGGACTGCCTGCTCCGATCCTGAGTCCGCGAGGCTTCAAGAATCTCGGTGAACCGCTGTCGAAGGCTCAGATTGTCCGCCATGTGGCCGTTTCCCCGTTGTCTGGTAAAAAAATCCTGCTGGGCAATCACTTAACGCGAATTTCCAGCAAATCAAAAAAGATATAGCTGGAAAAACGACGAATTTTAAGCAGGCAACAGGTAGTTCCTTACTCTATCCAGTTTAAACAGTTCCGGCGGTAAAAGTTCATGCGGATAGGGCTCCAAAATGTGATCAGTCCGCCCCAATGGGTCAGTTCCACCGGCTTGTGCCTTGTAGTTATCTAAATGCTGAAGCATATCTGCACTATCGCAAGGTGCTACGGCATTAGGAACATCGTCAAAGCAATGGGAGAAGGAAGTTACCTTACGCTTCATGCGCTCAGAGTCGCCCATCCAAGAAAAATGCCAACCAGCGTCGCAATCACCAACGACAAGATCGTTGGGGTTCATTCGAATCTGGGAAGGAGTCATTTCTAGATGCTCATGAAGCACGATGGTGCCACAAGTCCAGTTATCTGGGGCTTTTGTACCATCTCCTTTCGGATCACGAACACGTAGATCACCTCGCCCATAGAACATGGGCATCGACAAACGAACGCAACGCTTGGAATCCGCTTTTGCGAGGTCCACGGCCTGCAGAAGAGACTCCGGACGAGGGATTTCGTCTACATCACTAAAGAAAAAGACGGAATCTGGGGGACACATGCGCATCCCGACGCCTAGAGCATCTCGCTGAGCATATTCACGAGCCCAAGGATTCGCGATCTCCTCCTTAGAAGGAAGTTCTACGTGGAGAACCTGGATATTCTCGTCGGAAATCCCTAATTCCTTCAGCGTTTCAACGCACGTAAAGGGTTTAGGATCACCTTTAAACGTTCTGTTACCATCTGTAATAATAAAACCATCTACAATATCTTTTAAAATGTTGATTCGAAGCTCTAGAAGCTCTTTTTCATCAAAGTATAAAAAGCAGTCAAAAAGCATGTGGTGATAAAAAGGCTGTCAGCATACTAAGCCTTTACTGCAGGGTTTCTACCCCCTCCCGCACGAATAATCAGAGGGGTTTCCGTAGCTGTTTTGCGAGCACGAGCTTCCTCCAGTAAATCTTCTTTTGTGCTCTCTACATCATAAGGAGTAAATGAGGGCTCAGAAGCAGTGTTGAGCGTAGGTGGGACCACTCCACGGAATGTGCTTTCATCCATCCGGGAGAAATCCGAGATTTTTCCAATCCCAGATTGATCCTTTTCCGTTTCCGAGAGCGCTTCACCCTCTTCCGTGTTAAAACGACGAGCTAAAGAGCGAGCAAGACTAGATGAAGGATCGAAACTAGCCATTATTTTTGCTCCTTTTTAGGTATTCAGAAGCCTTACGGCGAGCACGTTGAGCTTTTTCCGTATTGGGAACGCGAGTATTTACAGGTTTGTCCCCTTTAGTTGCCTCTTTCTTAGCATCATCAGTCGCTTTCCGTTCTTCAGGGGATAAGGACGCCCACGCTCGACGTGGTAAATACCTTTCGGTACGTCCTTTTTCGCGAGCGAGGTCAGCCAATGGTGATATCTTCGGGAGTAATACCGCGTAAGATTGCGGCCTGACGCAGAAGGTTGCTCTTCATAGGGTCAGCGAGAGCCGTCAGGATGTCATACTGACGGGACTTACCTAACTCACTATAAATATCTTTGTATTCAGGCAGATTAGACCCGAAGCCAGACTTGGATGAAAGGTACCCCGTTAACCCGGAGATAAGATCTTCAGCGTTCATGGGTTTTAGTCCTTGTTTTTTTCGTACTCTTCACGCGTTTGCCAGTCTTCCTTGCCCCAACGTGAGAGACGGTTAGAGGAAGATTTCTTACCCGCGTAAGTTCCTCCCATATCTTTATAGTACTTAGTCGCGAGCTGCATCGCTCGGGCACTGTGACCACCGAGTTTTGCGCGGGCTTTAGCTTTTGCCCGTGCCCACTTCTCGGGGTCTCTTTTTTTAGCGATTTCAGACATCAGTAGAGAGCAATAATGCCTGCGACGGTGGATGACCCGCTAACCATTGTCATAGAGACCGGATAAATCTGATCTCCTGCTATGTTTTCGACAACGATTACCTGCCCCCTCATATCTGCTAACTCCCCTACAACGATCCCAGGATCTTTGTTTGGTTTAGCTGGAATATAAATTGCCCGGCAAGCGGGGAAGTTTTTAGTACCACTTGCGGGGTTAATAAAATACCCACTGGTGTAGGGAAGTGCGCCAGTTTGCGCGTAAACGGAACCAAACGCTCTAACGTCCATATCAATCGAGGGTTTCTATTAGTTTACTCAGATATTCGGCAGCTTTTTCGAGATCTTGCTTTCCGTTTTTGTCTTCCCACCGCCACAAATACTTATAGATGCAACACTCAAGATAACCTTGAAATTTTGATTTGCCTACGGAAGCTAACTGCGCATCATAGCACTGTAAACCATTCTTTTCGTAATAATTAGGTCGAATGGGATCAGGCTCACCCAGGGTTAAACCAGTAGATTGTTCCGCCATGCTGTACTAAGAAATTCCTCAGTCGATACGCGTCAGATCGGTGAAGAGTCTGACAATAATTTTTTCCGGACAGAATATAGCACACGTGCACATATTCAGCACCACGTGCGGCCATGACGGATTAAAGGATGAGCATCTCCTTTAAGTCTAAAAGATTTCCATGTTGTTTCTTTAAATTCTTGGAGTATTTATTGTCATCATGTTTAATCAAACCATAAGGAAGAATCTCATAAACTCCGTTTTTCCTATGGACAGGAACACAACGACGATGTTCATAACCACTAGGGAGTCGCTCAAAAGCGAGTCCCATTGAGCTTCTATCTGCAATAGGCCAGTTACGAATTCCCGTTTTCGGATAGCTCCGTTCTGGATGGCAGCTGTCTGATCGAATATAGATCTCAGCATCCACTTGATCCAGAATCATCCCGCAGTAATAAGGACTTCCGAGTTGGACGAAGAAGTCAATCTCATGATCCACCACGAGGATTTTGGGGACTTTAAATCCATAGTGATGCCAAACGTTCGGGGTTTCCTTCGTTAGAGACCATTGATTGTAATTACCGATTAAAACACGCTTATTGTCATACTCTTCATAAAGCCCAAAACCTGGCTCTAATCCATACTTACTTAAAACTGGTTTCCACTTACGATAATAATTAAAGTTTTCGCTAGTTATATAGATATCATTTTCCTGGTAAATATAAAAATCTGCGGCGCGGTTAAGAACCGCCGCCATCAAATCGTGCTTATGTGCCCAAGTTAGATACCAATTTTTGTACTCCGGAGACGCGACTTTTACGTTTATTTCTAACGTATCGAACTGCTCGAAGAGCGATTCCAGCGTGGAAACGTCCTCTTGAGCTTCGTAGTTAACATAAATATTAACAGAGACTTCGTGAAAAAATCGAGAATATTCGGTTAAGACATTAATAAGAGGATCAATCCGTCGCAGCGGATCATGCGCGGTTATGGCAACCCAAATCTTTTTAGACATGATAAAGCTCGGACGAGCCGAGAGACTTTTTGCACTCTAGTGCCGCCACAGTGGCAGAAATACTCTTCTCAATATTCGATAGTAAACTCCCCGCGTCGCTGTAGGAACTGAATAAGCCAAGTATATGCGTCTAACAAATCATCGTGCGCTGTAGAGCCAACGTTGATCAGCTGCTCAAATAATGCGTCAAACTTCCGGTACTTATTAAAGATAATCTTCTTGTTTTCCAACAAACCCAACGTCCCCCTAAAACGAGCAACCTTATCCCCCCTGAAACCCTTGACCTCGTGGATATGGAGGTTCCCGAGTTCACGCTCATTCACCAAGACCCGTCGAAGATCTGCCGCTAGCGATGCTTGGTACGCAACAGATTCCACCACGAGGGTCACAGTCGAATACGTCGGCAGGAACTGATTATCGTGCTGCGTCAGAATCCCCCATTCCAGCAACATATCGCACAACATATCGATCTTCTCCAAGTTGCCAATCGAGCGGCACTGATGTGAATCGATGATGTAGTACTTGTCCTTTAAGCGCCCACCCAAAACGAACGCGGTGTAGTCGCTCGTTTCGTTCTTACTAGCCGATAAGTCGATGCCCACGGCGAGCGTATCGAACTCAGTAACGACTTCACCCTTAATAAGGAGATCTGGCGACACAACCAGATCAGATGTCATAACAGGTTGCTGCTGG